TGGCAGTCCGGCTATTGAAGCTGACTCAACAGTGATCAAGGTTTATCCGTCAGCTAGCTCTACGGCATCCTTTGACAGACTTATTGATGTCCGTGGCCTGACTTGCACGGCTTTGCTTTCTGCCACTAACACTAGCTTAACAGATGGCAATTTGGATTTGTTTAAGACCAACGCCTTCTTGAACCTGGGTCCTGCGCTGGCAGCAAGCTCACCAGCCGTCACTTTTAAGAGTGCTGGCTTGGGGGCTTTGTATGACAGCAGGCTGATTGCCACTGGTGGTACTTCATCTGTAGCGGCTGGNAATTTGCAAGTTGATGCAGGTAGTTTGATTACACCTGTTGTCCGCCCTGTCGCAGATAACACTCACTCCTGTGGGTTGCCAGCGTTCCGTTACTCTGTCTACTACTCTAACACAGGAACAATCAACACTTCTGACGCTCGTGAAAAGACAGACGTACAACCACTGTCCAAAGCTGAGCTTAAGGCCGCCAAGGAAATCTCGAAAGAGATTGGTTTGTATAAATGGCTCTCTGCGGTCAAAGACAAGGGTGATGATGCCCGTGCCCACGTTGGCCTTACCGTACAAAAGGCTGTTGAGATTATGGAGGCAAATGGCCTTGACCCAATGTCTTATGGTTTCATCTGCTATGACAAGTGGGATGCAACTGAAGAGGTGCTGGGAGAAGATCAGGATGGCTCTGTATGTGTAGTACAAGAGGCTAGTCCAGCAGGCGATCGTTATGGTTTCCGTTGGGATGAGTTGTCTGCTTTCTTGATCGCTGGTTTGGAAGCACGTCTTTCTGCCTTAGAACTCTAATCATACTCCCACATGGACGTGGGACTTAGGTGACATATGACTGTTGAAAAAGAACAGCTACAAGATACAATGGGCAGACCTTTGACCCAAAGCCTCTTCTTAGAGCTTGGTTACTCAGAGTATTCTGTCTACACTTTGAAAGAACAAGATTACGCGTACAAGGGTAAAAACTACCCCTCACTTAAACGTCTCTACCTCAAAGAAGAGGACGTCACTGAGTACGAATTTGCTACAAAACACTTGCTTGGTTGGCAGCACTGGAAGCGTCTATGTGAAAATAAACAAATCCGAAAACACATTGATGAGTGGCGAGAGGAGCTTGAACTTAAGATTCGAGCCCAGGCAATTCGCGACATGCAAAGTCTCTGTGCTAGCGAGCAAGGCAACTTCTCTGCCACTAAGTTCTTGGCTGACCGTGGCTGGGACAAGCGTGCTGTAGGGCGCCCCAGCAAGCTAGAGAAGGAAAAAGAAGATCGCATGGCTGATCGAATTGCTGAAGAGTTCACAGCCGACATCGTACGAATGAAAGGTAAGTAACAATGGATGAAGCTTGGATTAAGGAGTCTAAGAAGCGGCTTGAGCTGATGCCCCAAGAGGTTAAGGATGTAAGGCAACGAGCCGAATCAGACCTCTTCTTCTTTGCTCAACTAGTTAACCCTGGATACATGTACGGTGAGATCCACCGAGAGATCTTTCTTTGGATGCAGGAGTATGACTTGTTTGGCATGGGTGATCAGCTCGGTGCTAACAAGCTCGTCATGCTCCCACGAGCCCACCTCAAGAGCCACATGGTGGCCACCTGGTGCGCTTGGATCATCACCCGCCACCCTGAGGTAAGCATCCTATACATCTCAGCTACAGCGACCCTTGCAGAGAAACAACTCTATGATGTGAAGAACATCCTAGGCTCTAACCTCTACCGTCGCTTCTGGCCTGAGTACGTACACCCACAAGAGGGCAAGCGTGAGCGCTGGTCCTCCACTAACATGAGTGTTGACCATGAGCGTAGACGCACCGAAGGTGTACGAGATGACACCATCTCGACAGCGGGCCTTACAACTAACACAACGGGCTGGCATGCTGACATCGTTATCGCAGATGACTTGGTCGTGCCCGAAAATGCCTATACTGAGGACGGTCGAGATAGCGTCGTCAGAAAAAGCTCACAGTTTACTTCTATCCGTAACCCAGGCGGCTTTACTATGGCCTGTGGCACCAGATACCACCCAGCCGACATTTACTCTACATGGTACAAACAAAAGTACGATGTGTACAATGAAGACGGAGTGAAGGTAGAAGAGAAGCTCATCTGGGAAGTTAAAGAGTTTGCAGTAGAGTCTGATGACATCTTCCTGTGGCCTCGACGCATTCGTGAGGATGGCAAGGCCTTTGGCTTTGACAAACAGATCCTCGCTCGTGTACGTGCAGAGTATGAGGACCGTGTTCAGTTCTACGCTCAGTACTACAACAACCCGAATGACCCTGGCTCTAACCGCATCAGTCGTGATAAGTTCCAGTACTACAACCCGCGTGCTCTCACTAAGGATGGTAGCAAATGGTTCTATGCTGGTAAGAAGCTCAATGTCTATGCTGCTGTAGACTTTGCATTCTCCCTGTCCAAAGCAGCTGACTACACAGCTATTGTAGTTATTGGTGTAGACTCTGAGAACAACATCTACGTGCTGGACATTGATCGGTTCAAGACTGAAAAGACTTTAGACTACTTCAAGCACATCAAAGATCTACACGTCAAATGGAACTTTAACAAGATTCGTGCTGAGGTTACAGTAGCACAAAAAGTTATTGTGAACGCCATCAAAGATTACGTGATGAAAGATGGCTTGCGCCTGGCTGTAGAAGAGTATCGCCCAAGTAAAACTGAGGGCTCCAAAGAGGAGCGTATTGCTGCCACACTGGAACATAGGTATGACAACCTTGAAGTGTGGCATCACGAGGGCGGCTGGACCACTGTGCTTGAAGAAGAGCTTGTTCAGGCTAGGCCAGCACACGATGACATCAAAGACGGCTTAGCAAGCGCTGTAGGCATTGCTGTGCCACCCATGAAGAGCAGAGCCTCTTCTGTTAAAGACTTCTTTACTAACACTACATCAAGCCGTTTTGGCGGTGTAGCATTCCGCCAATAAGGAAAATACATGAGCACCTCTGTTGCCGAGCTGAAGACCGTACTTGTACAAGACGATGAAAGTGCATGGGTGAGCTGGTTGTGGGACGACTACAACAACCAACGTCGGGGCAAGGTTGATGAGTGGAAAGAGTTGCGTAACTACATCTTTGCCACTGACACCAGTACTACCTCCAACTCCAAGCTCCCATGGAAGAACAACACGACCACTCCGAAGCTTTGTCAGATTCGGGACAACCTCCACTCTAACTACCTGAGTGCCCTGTTCCCCAATGACAACTGGTTGTCTTGGATGGGCTATACAAAGGACGACAGCCTCAAGGCCAAAGCTTCTGCCATTGAAGCATACATGAGTAACAAGTGCCGGGAATCACACTTCCGCACAACCATGTCGAAACTTGTGTACGACTACATTGATTACGGTAACGCATTCGCTACTGTGACCTTTGACTCCAAATACAAAGAGATGGCAGATGGTTCTATCGTCCCTGATTACATTGGCCCTCGTGTTCAACGCATCAGTCCTCTGGATATTGTATTCAATCCGCTAGCTGATGACTTCTCTAACTCCTTCAAGATTATCCGCTCGGTTAAGACCCTGGGCGAGCTGAAGAAGCTGGCCATGGAGAGTCCTGAGAATGCCTTCTGGACTAAGGCTATTGAACGTCGTGATCACATCCGTCGTAACTTGGGTGGCTACTCGATTGAAGACTTTGACAAAGCGTGTGGCTATTCAGCTGATGGCTTTGGCAACATGTACAATTACTTCATGGGGGACCATGTAGAGATCCTGGAGTTCTACGGGGACTACCACGACCATTCGACCGGAGACCTTACCACTAACCGTGTGTTGACGATTGTGGACCGTGGCTGCTGCGTCAGGAACGTAGAGATACCAACTTGGCAGGGTGGTGCCCCATTCTATCACGTGGGTTGGAGATTCCGTCAGGATAACCTGTGGGCCATGGGTCCATTGGACAACTTGGTTGGCATGCAATACCGCATTGATCACCTTGAGAACTTGAAGGCTGACGCTATGGATTTGGTAGTCTTCCCACCACTAGCCATTCAAGGTGAGGTGGAG